GAAACTGGTCTACCGAGACCTCCCATGTCTGGGTGGTAAGCGCGCGGCCGGTGTACTGCTCCGCCATTTCGGACGCGGCAATGATGAGGCCAGTGATCAGCGTATCGTCATCAGTGGTATCCACCTTGCAGTGCAGCCTTGCATCTGCCAGCGTGATCGGGTACGTCGAGGCAGCGGTAATGAGTTTGAGCGACATTTGTGCCTCGTTAGGTTTCTGTGGGATGCGCTCTTGTGGGAACGCATCGCGCAAAAATCAGGGTGCAGTGATGGCCACCAAGGATTCGGCATAGGCGACCGCCTCGGTCGAGGGGTCCAGTGCATCGTCATCATTTGCGACCTGCGCATCGACTTCGACCACCGAATTCACGCTTCCGTGTGGGCTTTCAGAAAGCACGCGGGCCTTGACGGTTCCAGGGATGACTGTTGGTTGTTTCTTTGCCATGTGGCGCTCCAATGAGTGAAGGTGAAAAGGGTGTCCCTTTTGAGGACACCCTTTTGGCTTTAGGTGGCGCTGTTTTGGTACAACGCGAAGGCGTTGGTATCCATCAGATTCCCGCCCATGCGCGCCCACGCCAGGAAGCCGACTTGGCCCTTGGACATGTAAACGCTGTCATCGAAGCGAAACATGGTCATTTCCATTGCGTCACGGATCAGGTAGCGGCCGAGATTGCCGAAGCCCAGGGACTTGGCATTCGCGGCAGGCGCTGCAAAGTCGTTGTTCAGGTAAACCGGGTAGCCCATGAGGCTGTCCTGGGTGGTGAACTTCGGGCCAATGCCTGCGTCGTAACTGGGCGTCCACAGAGGACGGCCGGTCGTGTCCTTCAGCTTGCGCAAAACCTTGCGAGTGCTCTGGCCGAACATCCAGCCGGGGGCGACACCGGGCATGTCCTGGTCGGTCACTGGGTCATCCAGGTAGGCAGCGTCCAGCGAGTCGATCAAGTCCACCAGATCGTCATAAATGATGGAGGTGGTTTGACCGGTCAGGCCGACCTTGCCAACGGATGCGGCAGTCACCAGGCCCTGGGGACCAGTGGAGCCATCACCCAGAGTGAACTGAGTGTTTGCAATGCGGCCAATGCGATCACGGATGCGCTTGAACACCATCGCCTGCACGTCGATGACGCTGTCTTGCAGCAGTTCGATTGGCACGGTGATGATCTTGCTGGAGAACTTGAACACGTTCAATGGCACGGTGCCGTAGGAAGGATCGAGGGAGCTTGCGCTGCCGTTCTGAGCCACGATTTCACCGGTTTCCGAGCGGCCATCGCTGGTCGGGAAGTTCAGCGGCTGGCCGTTGTCGGTGGTGATCTGGCTGGCGACCTTGCGCATCCAGCCGTAGGCCTTCAAGTAGTCGATCATCTGGCTGGCGATGTTCGACTGGACTGTATAGCCACCCTGCGAGGTGGTGGTGGTGGACATGGTGTTGCGGAACGAAAGCGCTTCGTCCTGCGTCATGTCCTTGATGTTCTTGCGCAGGAATGCCTCGAAGCCAACGGATGCCTGTTTTGCGGCATCGGAAATGTCGGTCTTCTTGAAGCTCTTGTAGTCGCTGAAGCTGTTTTCCACGTCCAGCTTGCTGGCGCGGTCATGGGCTTCAATCTGGCTCTGAATGCGGTCGGATTCATCCATGATGGTGTCAAACTTCGACTGGTCTTCCTTGGACCAAGTTTGCGCACCTTTTTCAGCCAAGAGGGCTTGACCGGACTTGTTGGAAGCAGCAAGACGCTCCCGGAGGGCTTGGATACTCATTGTGGATACTCCTAAAAAATGAGTGGATACAAAAAAGCCTCCCGAAGGAGGCCAGCACTGACGCGGGAGCCGCGTTAGATTCGTTTCTGCGCCAGGAGGCGCATGCGGTTTTGATTAGCCTGCACCTGGCGGCTGACGCTCTCGGTGAGATCGGTTTCTTGGATGGCGGACTTGGGCGCTGGTGCGTGGGCATAAGCGGACAGATTCCACTTATCGGTGGGCGCGTCTTGTTTGCTGTTGGCATCAATCGCGTCAATGAAGCCGGAATCCAGCGCTTCCTGCGCGGTGAACCAAGTCTCAGCATCCATCCAGGCCGTCACCTGTTCTGCACTGGCGCCGGTCTTCTTGCAGTAGTCCGACTGGATGGTGCCATCGATCTTTTGCAGCAGGTCAGCGGTTTGGCGAAGCACATTGCAGTCGCCCATCGCCATCGTCCAAGAGTTATGCACCATGAACAGGCCGCCATCGGTCATGCGAACCTCGTTTGCGGACAGGGCCAGGTATGTGGCTGCAGAAGCGCAAACGCCGTCAATGTGGGTGACCACGTTGTTGGGGCACGCCACAATGGCGGCAGCCATTGCGCGGGCCTCAAACACATCGCCGCCGGGGGAATTGATATGAAGATGCACAGTGGTATCGCCAGCCTCTCCAAGAGCTTTCAGCAGGTCCGCCGCACCGACGCCCCAAAAAGAATCGATCACGTCGTAGACGTAGACATGGGTGCCATCTGTCGCCGCTTCAGAGCGCAGGACGGGGCGATCATTTTGAGCATTGTCCTTAACAAGCTGCATCAGTTTGTTTTTCATTTCTTGACCTTTTTGGGTTTCGGGGTGGGCTCATCTCCATCAGGCGGCTCGTTGGGCGACTCTTGCCCGCCCGGGTCGTCCGCACCAGGTTTTGCACTAGGTGCTGGTCCCGAAGCAGCCTTGAATAAGACATCGCCACCTTCTATGGGTGGCATGTTCTTGATCTTTCTGATCTCGTTCACTGTCAGGTAGCCATCCCCCGTTCCGGGTCCGCCAAGTCCAGCGCGGAACGATTCATCCTGTGCCTTCGTGTCTCCGCGCAACAGGCCATCCAGATCAAATTCAACAAAAGGACCGGCCTTGCGGAACAGCTTGCGGTTCATTTCCTCTTGCCAACGCACCAGGTGCGGCTTGACTGTGTACTTGACGAATCCAAGGGTGATCTGCTCGATGCCAGTGCCCCAACTTGTAGACTTTGTGTTGTCGCCAATCAGCACTGGGGGCACGCCCAGCGCTTGGCAAATGTCCTCACGCTCAAAGCGGCGGGACTCCAACAACTGCATGTCAATGGGGCTGATGCTCAGTGCTTCGGCCTTGCCGCCTTCGGCCATCACCAGGGGCAGCTTGCGGCTTCCGGCGCCATTCGACCCGCCACCGTAGGCTGCTACAAACGACTCGCGCAGCAGCTTTGCCTGTTCTGCGTTCAGCTTGTTAGGGTAGGTCAGGCTGATCTGGGGCATCGCGCCCTCCCCGATGCTTCGGCCTGCGTAGTCGGCGGCAGCCAGGGAGTTTGCGATGCCGTTGCGCGCAGCGTACTGAATCATGCTCAGGGACCGTCCATACCTGCCATCAAAGCCGAACCCGGCAAAGTGCAGCATGTCGTCCTGATCCACCACGTCCACCATCCCGGTCAGCGGGTCGGTACACCAATAGCGCAGGATGCTATTTCCATTGATGGTATCGGCAACACGGCGAACCACCACATTGTCGGGGTGCATGGGCCGCAGGCCGACAATCTTCGGGCTGAAAAGGTTAGGCCGAAGGATACGGGTGAACTGATCGCCACGCAGCGCCACGCAGCGCACGATCCATTCCTTCCAACTTGCTGCTGTCCACTCTGCGTCCGGTTCCTCGTTGAGAAGCCACCACAGCGTGTCCCGTGGATATTGTTCCCGCGTGTTGTCCTTGTTCAGGTGGTACTTTTCCAGAGGGAGTTGGGTAATGGCTCCTGCCAATTTGGTCAAACACGCATAGACCGTACTGACCTGCATGGCGGTCTGGTCAGTGACTTGGAATCCAGAAGGCGCTGGGATGGATTGAAACAGTTCATTCAGACTTACTGAACTGCCACTGATCGCTACGCCCGCGTTCTGGATACCCATCCGGCTCGCTGAATTTGGACGCGACTGTGCCCACTCGGTCAACACCCGCGATGGGTAATTCTTTGCTTCAAGGTTTAAAGTAGTCATGCGTTCAAATCAATAAATGGCGTGTCATGCATGTCACTTCCGTTGATCGACATTGCCCGCCCAAGTGCCATCAACATGGCCATAGGACCATCGATCTTGTTCTCTGGGCGCTCTTTTGTCGGAGATCGCAATTCATTGAACTTGCTAACCTTTACCACCACATTGCTAATCATCCAACTCATCACAGGATTGCCGTCATGCCTGAGCTTTTTCTCAAGGACTACGTTTTCTACCTGGATCAGGGGCGGAGTGAAGAAAAGGGCACGCTGTGCGATTTCCACCAGTGGCAGACCTTCTTCGATCAGCTTCCCCGCGAAATACATTGAAAGAGCTGGATCGAACGCGATTTCTTGCATATCAAATAGGAGGCAATCACGTCGCATATCTTCAGCAAGAACATCAAAATCGGTAATGTCACCATCGGTAACCGTCACGTAGCCAGCACGGGCCCAGCCGCTCAGATGCGCGTTTCCACTTTCTGATATGGCCAGCTCATTCAAGTACAGACGTGTGAACACGTACCAAATGCCATCGCGCAGGAACGCTAGGCACAACGCGGCAAAGTCTTTCTTCTGTGCAAGGTCAAGGCCAGCCCAGCATTTCTCACCAGCAAAATCGACCAATTGCAATTTGGGTGCAGCGCATGCCTCCCAGGCCTTCATAGAGATCCACGGCGACTCTCCGCCGTTTACCCAGACGTTCATCCGCTTAGTCAAAAAATTATTGAGCGCGCTGGGCATGGCCTCAGCTTTGCGTGCTGCGGCTTCCATATCGTCCGGCAGCACACTTACCATCCAGTTTGGGTTAGCCTTTGCCCACGTTGCTCTATCAAATGGATCATCGTTATCGTCGATCGAATAGATAACTCCAAATATGCTGGCGTCCTGTATCACATGGTCTAAAACCTTCGTGATATGCGTGCGGCGCTCATAACAGATGCCACTGCGATCGGTTCCAGCAGTGGTAATAATCCACAGCAAACTTTGCTCACGGGCACCGCGGGCGGTGTCGATCACATCGTACAGGTCGCGTTTCTTATGGGCATGTAACTCATCAATCACCGCGCAATGAACATTCAGACCATCTTGTGTACTGGCCTCTGCCGCAAGTGGAGTGAACTTACTGGCCGTATGCGCCACGGTAATGCTGTGCTGCATGATGGCCACACCCAAATAGGTACGCAGCTCTGGCAGCCGCTCGGCCATCGCCCTTGCATCGTCAAACACAATCCGGGCCTGGTCGCGTGTGGTTGCAGCGCTGTAAACCTCAGCGCCATGCTCGCCATCAGCACTCAGCATGTAGAGAGCGATCCCGCTGGATAGCGCACTTTTCCCATTTTTGCGCGGCACCTCGATATATGCCTCCCGGTACCGACGTAAGCCAGTCTCACGATGCACCCAACCAAATACTGTGCAAACAATGAAGCACTGCCACGGCTCCAGGTCAATCAACTTGCGTTCGCGTGCCCACTTACCTTTGATGTGAGGCATGAGCACCAGAAACTCGCAGGGGCGTGACGCTTTAGCCTCATCAAACACCCATGGCCATTCGTCACAAAGTGGACGCTGGAGATCTTCCAGCTGTCTTTCAACTGCAGCAATGGTCCACCGGCATCCCTTAATTTCTCCTGACGCAACCTGCTGTGCATAATTTAGCGCGGAAGCGACGAAGGCGCTCATCTTCCAGAACCGCCCACAAGGCCAAACTTTGCGAAGCCAGACACGGGAACCGAATTCGCTGCTGGCTCCATGCCAGGCAAAGACGGCTGCACATAGTTGCTGGCCTGTACACGTCCGCGTGCAGCAGGGCTCAGGCCGAAGTGCATCAAATAGCGATTGACTTGCTCGCGGTGCTTGCCAATCAGCTGCACATAGACGCTTTGCTGAACGTATCCACTCGGCGTCACGCTGTGACTTGCCTGGTAGACAGCATCAGGGTAATTGGACCCTGCAGCGACCAATCGATCTACCAGACCGTTAAACGACGCTTCCAGCTCCGACAACCTGCCAACGGCTTGGCAGTACAGCGCCAACGCCGCTCGATCTAAACCGCTTACCAAACCCAGCTCATGCAGCAACGGTGTGATGCGTTTCCATTCCTTGCGCGCTTCCTGACCCAGGTGCTTTGGCACGCTGGGGACTTCAATGCGAGGATTGATGCCGTCGGCCAGATTGAGCGTGCGCTTTCCCGGATTTCCTTCTAGGACTTTCAGTGCAACTGGCTTTGGTAGCGGTCCGCGAGATCCAGTCATATTGAAATTCCTCATGTGTATGTGCTTGGAGGGTCGAATCGACGAACACCCATGCGGGGTACCCCCCCCTTCGATACTTGCGCACGCAAAATTAAGGGGAACCGATCGGTCAACGGCAAAAAGGTCCAAAAGTTTGCACCACCCCCCTGCCCGACCTGCTACCTGGAACCGGCTCCCCATCCACGATGAATGCCCCTGCGAGCCTCTTCCTGCGTCTTAGCGCGATGACAACAACGACATATGGACTGCAGGTTGGAATACTCATCCGTGCCTCCTTCGGCCTTTGGCACAACGTGGTCAACCTCACTCGCAATCGTCGTTCGACCTTCGCGCGAGCAAACCTGACAAATGCCAGCGTCACGAATCAATATCGCTTTGCGATTTCGTGACCATTCGGCTCCGTACCCACGTTCCTTTGCCGACTTGCGTCTAGCGTCCGAAAAGCTATTGGCATGAGGATGTTTAGGACATCGACTGGTGCCGTCACGCACCAAGACTCCGCAACCAGGATGACCGCATGGCTTGGGTGCTGCTAATGGCATATTGTTTGCGGCTAGGTATGGGGTGATGGCGACAGGGAGTTGCTTACCAGCTAAATCCGCCTGACGCCCGTTGTGAAGAGACGCTGGGTATTGCCTAGGTGTCTAGGCTAGTGATTCCCATCCAAGCGCGATGCGTTCGGCTTGCTTTATCGCCATCACACAAACCGATTGTTCAGACCGGCCAATGCTGTGGCTAAGCGCTGACCATGCATAGTGCAATCGGTTTGTGTGATGGAAAAAAAGCGGCCTCAGCAGGTGGTGTGGGGGGACTGCTGAGGCCGGACCGGAGTGTCATCAAACCACTGTTTCATCACCTGTCGTAGTGATTCCACAGCATGCCTGAATTTACCGAAAACGTTTTACTGTCCGAAACTCATTTCAGTGCTTTTTCATCGCGACGCGTATAGGCAACCTGCAGGCTGTGCAGCCTTGCATAAAGGGTCCGCGTGGACATCTTCAGGATGCGCGAATGCTCCACCGCCGTGTGCGGCGTGCAGTAGACCTCGAACAGGATGGCTTGCTCCTGGACATCCAGGCTGCGCACCCAATCGTCGCAGCGGCTATCCTCCAGGCTCTTGATGGGCACGAACGAGGTGCGCACATTGCTGCGGCCCACAGCACCCCATGAAGCGCACAGGCAAGCGCTACCCAGGCCGCGCCCCATTTGCAACCAAGCGCCCCAGGAATGAAATCGGCGGTCTACCCAGTGAATCATGCCTTTGACTCCAGCAGCGGAAAAATGCAGGCGTATGCACAACCGAACGACACCATCGCCCATGCAACATCGCGCTGGACGTCGACCAGGTTGAAGGGCGTTCCCATCACATGACCGGCCTCCATGGCCCAGAAGCAATTGGGCTCACCTGCCAAACCCCTGCGCACCAGGTGATAGGCCTGATTGCCGATCAGATCAGCCCTGGCCTTGATGGCTTTATAGGTCTCAGGCATGAACTGCTTTATCTGATCCGTTTTTTGCTGCACTGACATTTTTGTAGGTCCTTTTTAGCATCGCCGTCCACCCGTCCACCCGTCCACTTAAATTCATTGATGTCATCACACACACATATCTCGCTCGCAAGCGCGCAGGCGGGCGCAGGCCTGCACACATCACATGCGCACATTTGGGGCCGATCACACTGGCTTTGGACAATGCAGCAGCTTCAACCCGGTATTTGTGGAAATACGACCGTGCTGTGTGCTCCATGCCAAACGGTGGACGTGTGGACGTCTACCGGCCAGCGTGACCGGTTGGGCTACGTCATGGGCGCGTGAACCGACGTCCCCGCCACCGCGCCACAACACACGCTGCCAATCTTGCGTCCTGTGTGTGTTGTCACGCGGTGCGATTCCTGCGCCATGACCTTTTCGGCGGCACTGCGCCTTCCCTGGTCAAAATGGTGCATCGTCGGCTTCCTTATGGTCAGGGCCCTGTGCGGGGCTGCCATCGGTATTTGGCGGGCTTCCAGCGGCTGGAGACACGCCATCCTCTTCCTCGTCGATTGCTGGCGGCCAGACGGCGGGCTGCTTGAAGCCGCGCCTGCGCATCCCGCCACCTTCGCGCCCATAGGTCCATCCTTGGGCCTCCAACCAGCCGCGTATCTGCGCCTCCAGCAAGCTGCTGGACTTGGCCGCATCCGCGCCCAGAGCCGACACCAGCCGGTCCAGGGTGACGAAGTTGGTATTGATGTTGATCTCGGCCGTGGACTTGCCTTCACCGCCTATCGACCCTTCGCGGGTCAGCAGCTCATACATGCGCGACTGAACTGCTGTTTCCACCAGGCGCTTCTTTTGCTCTGGGACGAAATACAGCTCTTCGTCTTCGTGTGTGGGCGTGTAGCGCTCGCCGGCCATGAACAGCGCAAAAGCCTCGGCGAACAGCTGATCGCGTCGTTCCTTCAGCCAGTCCAACTTGATGAACTGGTCAATCCAGATCGGCCAGAAGCGGCGATTCCCGGTCAGGTCGTAGAGATACTGCTTCTTATTGGTGGAGCAGAAGATCACGCATTGGCGCGGATGGCTTTGCACGAACTTGCCATAGGCGCCACGGAAGCGGTCGGTGGTGGAGCTGAAAAACTGCTTGACCTGCTCGCCATCGGCCTTGCGCAATGCGGTCAGCTCGCTCAACTCGTAGCCCCACCGGCCTTCGAGCTGCTCCATGCCGTCCTTGCCTTGCCCAAGTTCAAAGTGTGTATCGCTAAAGTATTCCAGGCCCACCAGCGCCTTTACGAATGTGGACTTGCCGCGTCCTGGCAGACCTTCAAAAACCGGGCTGTAGTCGAACTTGCAACCGGGCTCCATGACGCGCGCCACCAGACCCATGAGCAGGTAACGGCCCACCAGCTGCAGGTATTTGCGCAGCTTGGGCGGCAGGTCTTCCTTTTCCTTGCCAAGCACAAAGATCAGCCAATCGTCAATGCGAGCCTTCCCGTCATGCTTCAGGTCCTGCAGCCAGTCGCGGATAGGGTGGAAGCGGCGCTCGTCGGCCACCACTTCAATGGCCTCGGCCAGACTGGCACGGCTGGCGGCCTTGATCTTGTAGGTGCTGCACAGATAGTCACCCAGGCGCAGGTCGTCGGTTTCAGCGAGCGGGGCGGGCGCATCGCGCCATGGCCAGGCCACTTTGGTGGATGGCGCACCGGTCAACTCATTGAGGCCCAGGCAGTCATTCAGGCCCGGCGCCTTGCGCAGTGCCGCAATGATCATCTTGCGATTGACGCCCAGGTCCCACGGATGGCACTTGAGCTGATCGCACAGGTAATTCAAGTGTCCTTGGAATCGGTCGCCATCGTCCCCGGCCAGCGCAGCATCCTCGCCCCCAGTGCTAACGGGGGAACGTTTTTTTTCTGGGTCTGCTTTGTCGGCGGCTGTGCTTTTTGTTTTTTCGCCGGCAACCCCTTGCAACGGCTGCGCCTTGCCAAACAGGTCAAGCACGCGTGCACCGTCCCATCCATCGATGTTGATCGCATCTGCGCAGTCCCAACCGTCCACGACGGCCAGAGGCTCGGGGATCGGCAGCATATGCACGGTACAGCCTTGCGAATCACGGAGCAGCGCACCAATGCCCAGCATGGCCGCCATGCCAGGCTGCCTGTCCACCGGCAAAAGTGGCTTCATGCTCTCAGCCAACTCACGGCCGGTAGCGTCAGGAATGCTGTTGCGCTCTTTGGCCGTCAGAGGCTCACGCTTTGCATCGCAGTCCGGCCAGAGCAGCACCAGCGTGCCATTTAGCCAAGACCAGTCAGCTTTCTTCCAGGCATTGCTACCACCGCACCAGCTGGCCACGATGTAGATACCCGGCGCGATGGCGTCTAGCAGCGCCTGCAGCACGCCGGCTTTCTTTTCGCCTTCGACTAGGATCACTGTGCGCTTTGTGTCACCACCGTCCGCACGGGGAGACACGGCGCCCGGAAAGTACAACGGCCTAGGCTCTTCATGATGGCGCCAGACCCATTTACTACAGCCATCCTTGGCGCTGATGCACCAGCAGTATGGCAAGGTGACCTTCAGGCCTTTGCTGTCCAGGAAGCGCACCACATAGAGATACAGATGGCCGTCAATGCGGTACTCCGCTATATGGTCGATTGGGTCTTGATGCTGATCATTGTTGCGCGCGGTGTGCCAGAACGTTGCAGGCGGCGCAAATTCAGGCACGTGGCTCACAGCACTCCAGCCCTCATCGGACTTCGGCTTCTTTACAGCTGGAGCAGGAGCCGACCGGGGAGCGCGTGGCGCGTCAGGCATGGAGCCCAAGCCCGTCTTGACGTTGGCAATATCTTCCAGGCCCAAATTGTGGGCTAGCTCTACAGCTGCCTTTGTCATACTCAGGCCATGGATTGCGGCATATAAACTGACCGGGTCATTGCCCCTTTCACCTGATTGGAAATCCGCCCAGCGCCCTAGACCTTCTTTGCCAGATATGTTGACGCTACAGGAATTGCCAGCACCGCCGGACAGGGAACCGCAAACGTATTCCTTGCCCTTTACAACGCCACCTGGCAACCAATTCGGCACCAAACTGTCTATTCGACTGAGTAGGGCATTGTTTAGCGCCGCGAAGTCTATCGGAGGGAGATCATGTGTGCTGGCCAATTGCCCCCCCCCAATGCGCCGTCAATTGCGCAAGGCGGCACCACACCGCCAGATTGTTGAAAATCATCCCCAGACCCTCACAAGATTTGCCAGTGGCAGCGTGCTGGATACATAGTCCGCACGCGCATAGACCGCCACGGGGCGCTTGGCCTCGGGCGTTCGCATCGATTCGATCACCTTCATGTCGCCGGCGCCCAAGGCGCGCTGCAGGGTCCTGTTCACGGTGGTGACAGGCCAGCCCAGCGACCGGGCGGCCTGACCCATGGTGAAAGTGGGGTTTTGATGTGACCAGCTGTCCAGCATCGCGCGCAGCTCACCGCGCGGGCGACCACAGCGGCGGGCATCGGTACTGATCTGGGTCATGCAGCGGGCCTCAGTTGGTCCAACGTCATGCCTTGCATTGCCATCACAGAGCGCCGATGCTTGGCTACGTACTCTCCCCAGGTGACACCATGCACATCCATACAGATCAGGTCGCGCAGGTACTCGCTGTTGTCGCACCCGGCCAGGTGTGCCTTGGCGGTCATGGCTTCCTTCAGCTCATAGGTGACCGTGGTTTTGGCCACTTCGGTGGACTTGAAGCTGGTGGCCATTCAGACAGCCCCCGAAAGACGAATGCCCCAATCAGCACACAATGGAGTTCTCACACACCACAAGCCACTGAAAGGGACACTCATGAAATTGCTATTTCGTTTCGACACGGCAAAGGGCCCTGTGTTCATTGGACAGTCGCCGGACGGACGCTTTCACCCCGTCTGGGACCACGAAAAGCTTGGAAGCTACTGGAGCGCGGAACAGGCCGTCGTGGCAGTGGCAAATGGTCATTGCGATTCCGCCTTCAACGTGTCGGATTTTTCAGAATTGGGAATTTCCGAGGACATCAACGACTGGTCGCGCCAAGGCTTGCCGACGTAGTAGCCGGGCTTGAGGTAGCGGTGCAGCACCTCACCATCTTCAGCAGTTAGGCATAGGAATATGGTCGTTCCATCCTCAATGTCGAAGCTGATGCCACGCTCGCCAGTAGCCGGGTCTGCGGGAAGAATGCCGTTGACTCTTGCATTCTTGAAAATTTTTTGTATTCGAGTGCTTTGCATCTCAGGCCCCCAGCCCTTCGGCTTCTTCGGCCAGCTCGGGCCAGTGATTGGCCCAGTCACTCCTCAGCTCAGGGCGGGTAACTTGGTGTTTCGACTCGCGCTCAATATGCACAGCAAGGTCCGTCGCACACCGCTTGTATCCGTACATCACATTGCGCAGATGGCCCAGGGAAGTTTTGCAATTGACGGCAAACACATCGCGCTCGTCTGCGGTCATTTGCGTGAAGTAGGTTTTAAGTTCCATCACGACATTACATCACATGATGTAAGAAGTTGCAACATCATGTAATGTTGTTTGAGGTGTGAAATTCCAATATGGCCAAACCTGACCCCCTAACGCCCACCCGCAGAAGGCGCTTTCAGGACTACTGCACCGATCGAGGATGGCGCAATGAAAACGATAGCTGGAAAACTGGCGAGATTGGGGTGGCCATTGGGAAGCCCACGAGTAAAGCTAGCGACCTTTTGAATGCAACCGGCACTTTTGGGGCAACCATCGCGCGTGACATTGAAGCGGCGTTAGATCTACCTCCGGGCTACTTTGACTTCGAGATCGATTGGCCGTTTTCACTTATCGATCAGAAACGCTACTGGGCACTTTCTCCAGAAGCTCGCGGAGCAGCTCAGCAGAAAATGATGGATGCAATCATTGAACAAGAGACGCGAATTAGAGTAAACGTCAAATTCAAATGAATTTCCCGTTCAAACCATACCTTGCCTGGTGCCGCCCGTGAATCCCCCATTCGGGTGAAGAGAAACAGGACTTGATTTAAGACAAGGGTTTACCCTATAAGCATGAGCAGAGCCTGAAAAAGGCCAGTTCGATCGTTGGAAATCGATCAACAAAAGGGAGTGACTTATGAGTAAGAAGTTTGCCAGAGGCTTAGCGTGGTTTTTTGCGGTGGTTTTCGTCCTCGACGGAGCCACGTATGCCATTACTTGGGCCACAGACAAAAAAGGGGAAGTTTCGCTGGGACCAGGCGCAACGCTTTTTATCTTGGGTGGCCTGTGGTGCGCATACCTGTACGGCAGTGGCATCAACAACCGAAATATGGGCGCCAAAGCCAAACGGCAGGAAGCAGACGACCTGCAGGCAATTGAGGCCGCAGCCGCTGCGCCGCTGGAAGAGGTGCACCCCCGTCAGGCACTTCTCAAGCAGGGAGAAAAAGCATATGGCGCTATCGAAGCAACACTCCAGGAAGAGAAGACCATTGGCTATTCTGCAGGCACCCAAGGCGTCAGCCTACGAGTCGCCAAGGGGCTGACCGTTCGATCGAGCGGAACCAGAGCCATGCCGGTAAAGGGCATGGTTGAGGTGGCAAAGGGGGAGCTGGTGATCACCGATAAGCGGGTAATTTTCGCAGGCGACCGGAAATCCTTCGTCCTGGCCAACGCCGACCTGATCAATACCACCAACTATTCTGACGGTTTTGGATTCACGGACGGTACCAAGACCTACACGCTGACCACAGCCAAAGGCCGCGAGCACGGTCTCTTTGCGATTGCGGTACACAAGATCCTTCGCGCCTAAGGTGGGCGCAAGAAGTAACCGCCCCACGCGGCACGCGAAAATCTCAGGAGTGAAAATTGATAACGATTAAAGAATGCACATTCAAAAACACCAATGTGCAGCTTGACGGAAAACACTACGAACGCTGTAAGTTCGAAGACTGCGTTATTGCCTATGGTGGCGGACCACCTCCAACTTTGATCGAGAATGACTTCAAGAATTGCTCATGGCAATTCGTTGGAAGCGCTCAAAACACACTGCAATTCATGAAGGGCATCTACAACGGTGGGGGGAAGGAAATAATAGAGGTCACCCTGAATGAAATTCGCCAACCGACCCAGAAGGTGAACAATGAGTAATGAAACAAACAGCATACAGGGCGCCACGGTGCTGCCGTTCACGGGAACCCACAAGGGCGGCAACACATCCGGCGGCGATGGGGGTAACATAGACCCCATGGAAGCCCGTGTCGCAAAACTTGAAGCAATCGTGCCAACCTTGGCCACCAAGGAAGACTTGCTGCGCCTAGAGGTAAAGCTGCACCAGGAGATCAACGCTCAGACCTGGCGCATCATAGGTGCAATGATCACCTTTGGAGGCTTGTTGTGCGCTGCCGTATTTTTCATTGCCAGAAATGTCAAATGAAAAATGAACTCAGGCGCTTTAAACGGGACATCATCGTCTGGTCTATAGGGGCTGCCATGCTGGCCCAGTTGCTCCCCGGACTACTGAAGAAGTTCGGACTCTAGCCCAGTCCACCCTCCCACACCAGCCGCCCACCGAGGCGGCTATTTCATGCGGGCTCGATCGTCAGCTTCAGGCCCAAAGCCTTCATCACCTTGAACAGCGTATCGGTGCTGGGGGCGCGCTCGCCCGACAGGCTTTTGTAAAGACTTTCACGCGAGAGTCCGGTGTCCTTGGCCAACTTGGACATGCCCCGCGCACGGGCCACATCCCCGAGCGCCGCACCCAGCAGCGCCGGGTCGCCATCTTCCATCACCTGGCGCATGTATTCAGCGACATCCGCCTCATCGCCCAGATAGTTGGCCATATCAAATGGTCGTGTCTTGAGTTTTCCCATTACAGCTCCTTTGCCAGTTGTAGCGCGCGCTTTATGTCCTTCACCTGACTTGCCTTGTCACCCCCGCCCAGCATAAAAATGACAGTGCCTGATTGCTCCAGGTAGTACATGCGCCAACCCGGGCCGAAGAACTCGCGCATCTCCCACACACCATCGCCCACCGGCTTCACGTCACCCAGATTGCCAAGCGACACCTTACGCAGACGCAACTGCAGTCGCACCCGCGTTGGGCGGTCTTTGATGCTGCTCAGCCATTTGCTGAACTCTTCGGTTTCGATCACGCTGTACATACTGTGATTGTAGCCGGATGGCTACAGATTTCGGCACATTCATAAAGGAGGCTTTTCGCACCCAACGTCGGGCAGCTTGGTACCGGTGAAAATATTTTCCTACAAATTACATCATCTGGTGTTTACATTTACTACATCACATGATGTAATAAAGCCCATACCGCCGCTTCCGGTGGGTCTGGAGTGGAAGATGGCAAAAAAAAGTGACACCGACCTGCTGCTGAAGCTGCGCAGGTCGGACCTGTCCACGCTGGCCTTCAATGCTGGCCTGTTCTTGGAATACCAGATCAGCGGCGAGGTGCTGGAAGCTGCGTGGAAAAAAAAGTGCATCGGTAAAAGTACCGCGACCACAGAAGCGCTTTTCAATGGCTACTGGGAACTGCATCAGCGCGCCAATGAATTCGCTGCCCGCGCCCGTGATCACGGCCAGCTGCTGTTTGCACACGCCGGCTCCACGGTGCTGCTGCAAGGCGGTGCAGCATGAAGTCGCTATCTAGCTTTTTTGCTTGGCTTCCGCGGATTCAACGAGTTTCAAGACGCCCACCAGCGCCTGATACATCTTCGCCAGCTCGCCCAGATGCCAGTTCTGCTCGGCGGCACTCGCCCCCTGCGTTTTCAGATCCGTTTCCGTGGCAGCGCACCACTGACCAAATTGTTTCAGAATCTGATTCCTTGCAGCTGGGACAGTGGCTGGCAACAGTGTATGGATTAACGCCTGCGTTGCAGCAAGGCGCGTCTCCAGGCGGACAATCCGGGTCTCAATTTCGTCGTTCGTCATCGTTAGTACTCCACATCATTGGCCCACAGGGCTGCGGCAAGTCTACGCTGGCACGGGTCATAAGGGCCGGGTATGCGGAGCGTGGCATAAGTTGCGAAAACCTCACCGCATGGGGTCTGCACTACCCAGGCTTGAATACCGACATTCAATCTATTCGTGACCATGGTTTCCTTCATCCATATGAGACCAAGAAGACGCGCCACGACGTTTTGATTGTTGAACATCTTGGCGAGCCGCTTGCTAAACAAGTGATGCCCGGTGATCTGCTGATTCGTCTGGAGCGTGCAGCATGATCGCCACCCCCATCAACGAGCGGATCGCTGCCATGCCGGCCGCCAACGCCGCGACCATGCAGCAGCTCCTGATCCGCTGCCGCGTCAAGGTCAACGGCACGATATACACCAGCCTGTTCCCCAGCACGTTTGACGCGATCAGTGATGCCCAGGAGCGCTTTGGCGTCAATGCCCGTATCAGCGCACGAATGGAAGCGCCATGAACTGCTGCGATTACGACTGCGACCAGGGCGATGAATGCCCGTCCCGCAAGGCCACCGGCATTCCGTGTGAGCATGCACAGAACTTCGACCCGATCCCCGTCATTGATGCCGGATTGAAGACGATTGAGCGGATCTGCTTTGTCCTGATGTGCATCGCCACCGCGCTGTGGTTTGCGTCGCTCATGTACTTTTTATGCACGCGTTTGCTGGGTATCTGAGCATGCAAACGTCTGCACACACCCAAGCCAACTGGCCCGATGCCGAGTACACCGGCACGCTGCTCCACGCCGCCGAGGCCCGCACCACGGTGCTGGACATCGAAGGTACTGCTGTCCCCACGCTGTGCATGGAAGTGGAGCTGGACAACGCCATCTGCACACACCTGCTGGTGGAGCAGTTTTTCCCCACCGGCCACTTTTCCCAATGCCAGGCCGCATCCAAACGGCTCAAAAAGGGCGCACGCGTCACCGTACAGGCTCCGCTTGTAGGTATGCGCCTGGTTGCCCGCAATGCCACCCACATTCACATCCACCCGCAGGAGCAAGCAGCGTAATGCCATCCATCACCATCACTCTGACCGATACGCCAACCGGCGAAGTGGCAGTTCGTACAGACTTTCATCCCGCCGTCGGCTCGCCCTGCAGCCCGGCCCAGGCCGCTGCGCTGGAGGTCATTAGTCGCACCCGCAGGGAATATGGACTGTCGGCATTGCCCGGTGTCATCGACCGTCAGGTAAAGCCAGGCGAATTGCTGACTCGCACCCGCGAAGGAAGCAGCCTGTGAACGCCACCATCCTCACTGCGTCCGGCATCAGCTTCAACCTGCTGAATCCGGACCCCGACACGATAGAGATCGAGGACATTGCCCATGCCCTGAGCCATATTTGCCGCTTCACGGGTCACACCAAAGCGTTCTACAGCGTGGCCGAGCACAGCGTGCTGACCAGCCACTTGGTGCCCAGCACCTACGCGCTGGAGGCGCTGCTGCATGATGCGGCCGAGGCGTACGTGGGCGATGTGTCCAGCCCGTTGAAGGCGCTGCTGCCCGAATACCGCGCCATCGAAGAGCGCATCGACCAAGCCATTCGCCGGCGGTTTTGCTTGCCTGAAAAGCAGGCCCAGTGCGTCAAGGACGCCGACTTGAAGATGCTGGCCACAGAAAAGCGCGACCTCATGCCCTCCAGTATTGAGGACTGGGCTCTTATCCAGGGCATTGATCCCAGTGTGGGATCTGTCTACCCGCCCCTGGCTTCTGATTCTGCCTATCTCATGTTCATGCACCGCTACTTCGAGCTGGAAGGGCGTGCAGCATGAGCAGCTACGACGAGCGCACCAAGGGCCGGCTGCTGGAAGCCTACGAAATGATCGCACCAGGTTGCGGGGACCCGCGCCTGCTGACCCGCAGCCCGCCGCACTGTATCGCCAGCACGGCCGACCTGAAGCCCGCGCCACCGCGCCCAGGCAGCCTCAAGGCCCTGGACTGCCCGTCTCGCTTTGGCGACCGTCTGCATTACCGCGACGGACGCGTCCTCCCTTTCCCTTTCTTGGAGTAATCCCATGTCTGAACAATTCGCCCAAATCGGGCTGGGTGCCATCACCCCCAGCCTGACCAATCCCCGCAAGAATTTCAACCAGGTCAAGCTGCAGGAGCTGGCCGACAGCATCAAGGCCAGCGGCGTACACCAGCCGATTCTGGTGCGCTTCCTGCCAGGACACCGCACGCCGGATACAGACCGCAATGTGGTTTATGAGCTGGTCGCCGGCGAGCGCCGGTATCGGGCCAGCCAGATGGCGGGGCTGGAGACCATTCCGGCCATGATTCGCCCACTGACCGACGCCCAGGTGCTGGAAATCCAGATCGTGGAAAACCTGCTGCGTGACGATCTGACCGAACTGGAAGAGGCCGAGGGATATGGCGCATTGATGGACGGCGTCAACCAGCATGGCCGGTCCAGCGACAATCATCTTGGCCGGTTAGGGGTGATGAATGTCGTTGGTTAATGGGCTATTTCATTGGCTCCTTGGGATGGTTGTC